CCCCGCCATACTCGAGGCCCTGGCCCTGGCCACGCCCGCGCCCGGAAAGGATTCCGGCATCCCTAAGCCTGTTCATGATGAAGGCGGTCTCGGCAACGCCTTGACCACCTGCGCCCTTGAATCCTCCCGAGCTGTTGAGCACGGTATTGTAGAGCTCCACCCACTCGCGCAGCTTGTTGACCAGCGGCGTTACTACGTCATTGGTCAGGTGCGTAAGTGCCGGAATCAGCTCGGTGGCGATGGCGTTCTTCAGGCCCTGGACACTGCCCTCCATGTCGCGCATGGCGTCCTGGTAGTCGGCTGAGTCTTTTGCCAGCTTACCGCTGAACACTTCGCCCAGGTCCTCGGCGCGGCCCATCAACTCCTTGATGCCCTTGGACCCCTCGGCCAGCATCGGCAGCATTTCAACGCCGCTGCGCCCGAATATGTCCTGAGCCATCGCCGCCTGCTCTGCGGAGTTGCTCCACTGGCCCAGAGAGTCAGCGAGCTCGTAGAGCAGGGCGTCCTGGGACTTGAGTCTGCCCTCAGAGTCCGTGACCGTGATGCCCAGCTTGTCAAAGCTCTCCTTGGCAATCCCGGTACCTTTTGCCGCGTCCTGCATGTTGGCGGCCAGACGCCGAAAGCCAATTTCCAGGGACTGTATCGAGGTCCCGGACCTGTCCGCAGCAAATGACAAGGCGCTCAGGATCTCAGCCGCAAGTCCTGTGCGCTTTGACATCTTGTCCCAGGAGTCACCGAGCTGTGCGACCTGGCTGGCGAGCTTCAACACCACTACGCCGGCAGCCGTGAGGGCTGCGCCGATCGCGGCCCCTGTCGCGGCCACAGCCTTCGCCATGTCCTTAAAGCTATTGCCGATGCCCTTCGTGGACTTCTCGGCGTCGTTCTTGGCGCCCTTCAGCTTGCGCCCGAACTCGTCCGAGCCCTCTATGCCCAACTTCAGGAGCAGCTGCTCGCGTATCGAGGCCATAATCTCTTATCCGAACAGGCTAAAACTGCGGTGCCTGGCTTTCGCGGCTCCCAGGAGCACCAGCTTCGCGTGGGCAACCCCCTCGCGGACATTGGGGTCGGTCGGGTCGTATCCCATCTCGATCATATCGACGTGCCAGTCGGCGCTAGCGCCTGCCGGATGGCTTTTTTTTTACTGTCGTCAACGTCTGGGAACATCGCCTCAATGAGGTCTGAGGCGTTTTGCGCTTCCCTGTAGGCGGTCCAGATATCGGCCTCCAGCGCCTGGGGCATGGACAGGAAGTCCTCGGCCGTGAGCTCCTGGTGTTTTGCTTCGTCGTACAGATCCTCGAAGATCAGGGCAAACAGCCGGAACTTGGCCTGGTGTATCGCCGTCAGTCTTTGCTCCACTCGCCTACGCCTCAAGCCCCAATGGCGCCACTTCCTGCGCTTCTCCCCCTCATCTGCGACCTTGAGGTCGAACCACTCCCTAAACGCAGTGTCAACGCGCTCGAGGGCCCCCTCACTCTTGCTGTAGATCTTGACGACCTTGCCCGTGGGAAGGGTGAACTCGGCATGGGGCTTGCCGTAGAGGATGGCCCGCTCCTTGTGGTGCAGGAAGTCCTTGGGGCCGCTATCTGCCGCCTTGTCCTCGGGCACCAGCCATAGCTCATCATCCACTTCAGGGTCCAACGTGGTAGCGGCTTCGGTCATACAGCGCTCCTCCGATACTTCAGGTTGCGGACCTGGTTCTCTGCGCCGCACTTCACACATCCGAAATGCGACTGCCCGCTCGGGTCGGGCTCGCCGCACTTCTGGCAGACCCCCAGTCTGTGAGGCAGTACAGCCTTGTATCCCGCCTTGGCGTCGAACATCCCCATAACGGTCTCGGGGATCCTGTTCTTGCGCTGCCATCGCCTCAAAGCTCTTTCATCCATCCACACGCCCCAGGCTGTCGGCTTGCCGTTGACTTCCAGGCCTCCCAGCGTCTGGAACTCCCAGCGGATCAGATCAGACTCGGAGGCTCCCCCGGCAACCACGATCTGTGTAGCCACGCCTTTCAGGTCAGAGACCAGGTTGTCTTTCTCCCGGATTCCCTCGAGGGCGTCGACGCAGAACGCGACTGCGATCATCTTGAATGGGTGTGCAGACGTCGGTGGGAAGGGCAGAGCCTTGCCGGCCAAGACTTGCTCACGGCTGAACTCCAGGGCCATAGGCCGGAGCCTGGCCCGGTGTTTGTTGGGGTTTTTCAGGTGGGCGTTGTTCCACGCCTGGGCCGCCTTGGGCGGGATGTGCGGCCCGATCCCGATATACTGGCCCTCCCATGCGACCACGCCACGCAGGGCTTTGTACAGGCCCGTGCGGGGGCTGCGACCGTTGACATCCAGGACCGTAGACCCACGCTCCATAACGCCGTAGCGGATGGCCTCACGTGCCGCCAGTGCACACAGCTGGAAGTAGACGCGCTCAGCCCTCAGAGCTTCCGGCGCCTCGCGCTCCGGTTCGGTTCTTACGGCTCGTGCGTGGCTTGCCAGCAGCGGCGAGATCGTGGATATGGGCCTGTCTTGGATCATCGTCAGCCTCAATGGGGAGGTCCAAACCGTAGACGTAGCGGACAGCGGCCACAAAGTCGGAGAGTGAGAGCCGGTGCGCTCCACCGATAGCGATCTGGACCTCCCCGGTGTCGGGATTCTTTCGCGCGCGCACATCCAGGCCGCGCGGCACAGTCCCGTTCGTCAGGAAGATGGGATCCATACGGTCTCCTACGCGTAGGTGTCGGTGATCGTGCCCAGGAGGGCCGTCGCTGCCGCCGCAATCGCCTTGAACTGCGCGCCGGTGCTCTGTATGGCCCCACTGCGTGCGTTCGGGATGGCATAGGCGCCGTCTCCAATACTCAGGGCGTAGGTGATGGCAATGGCTCGAGTGTCGCTGCCGTCCTGGTTCGGTGGCACAGTATTCACGGCCAGTGCAACAGCCCCGCGCATGTCATCATCGACCGTCAGGACGCCGGCGGCCGGGGCGTCGTTGTCCCAGGCATTCTGCAGGTTGACCTGCAGCACCTCGTCCATGCCGAAACTGACCAGCCAGTCCTTTTTGATACAGACGGCATCAATGTCGAGGATATCTTGATCGAGCTGCATGTATGCGTAGTCCCTCGGGAGACTCATGTCGATGTCGCCCTTCAGGAATCCCACGTTCACGGTCGCAACCGTGACACGACTTGTATCCGAGGGCGTGAACCCCCACTCGGCGTTTCCTCTGCTTCCCGCTGCTCCGGCGGCCATATTGTGCTCCTCGGATTAGGCGTTGTAGGTGTCAGTGACAGTTCCCAAAAGACCAGCGGAGGCCGAGGCGATGGCCTTGAACTGCATGGCCACGCTCTGAATCGCTCCGCTCCTGGCGTTCGGGATCGAGTAGGCGCCGTCTCCAACGGACAGGGCCGTGGGCAGGCTCATAACACGGGTATCGTTGCTGTCGCTGTTCGGCGGCTTCGTGTTCACCAGCAATGCTGCCGTGGTGCTCATGGTCGCATTCACCGTGAGCACGGCGGGCGGTCCAGCGGCGGGAGCCGCGTTGTCCCAGGCAAACGCCAGATTGACAAGCAAAGCCTCGTCTGCAGCCAGGCTCACCGTCCAGTCCTTCTTTATGCAAACTGCGTCGATGTCCAAAATATCTTGGTCCAGCTGCATGTAGGCGTAGTCCCGGGGCAGGCTGGTATCGATGTCGCCCCGCAGGTACCCGATGTTTGTGCCGCCGTAGGTGACCACGCTGGAATCAGAGGGCTTGAACCCCCATTCAGCGTTCGCGCGGCTGCCGACGGTATCAGGTTGGGCCATTGTTGGTCTCCTTTACTGCACGCCCACGTCGATCGGTATAGCCACCTGGCGGCGCAGGATCGATGGGTCACCGGTGTTGTACTCAAAGTCCAGGTAGTTCGGTGCGCCGATTTCGAGAATGGCGCCGCCGGCCTTGCTGTTGGCAATCGTCAAAGATCTGTTTGTGTCGAGGATCTCCACCGTCGCCCTGACGTACCGTCCCAGGCGCGTCTGCATCACCTCGATCGGGCTCAGGGCGTCGCCTCCGACTGTCGCGGTCTCTATGCTGGCAACGTCGAGGGTCACAACGACCAGCGGGTGCGCCCAGGTCCCGAACCCGGCCTCCTGGTCTGCAATCCGACCTTGCCCAAACGGCGTCACGACCTGGCAGGGGTAGGCGTCATACTGTCCCATGCGGGCCCGGTACCACTTGTTGATGTCGTCGAGGACGAAGTCGTCGTATTCGGTGTCGAGGGTGTTCAGCTTCGCCGCCATGCCGGCTTGCAGCTTGTCGATAATGGCCTCAACCACAGGACCCGGGTCGTAGGAAACGCCCATTTAGTGGTGCCTCCGGATCGGCGTGCCCTGTATGGTGAAGATGTGCTTCTGCAGCGCCTTGACGATCTCGCGCCGCTCAGCTTCGGTGAACTCTATCGGCGGGCGATCCGGCATGTTTGCTGTTCCGGTTTGGTGGAAGATGGCGTAAGGCACCTGCGTGCCCCAGGTCAGGGTCTTGTTTGAAGCGGCATATACAGCCCCATCGGCGTTGGGATCTGTGAGGCTGCGCCACAGATGCCCTTCTCGCTGCAGGATGGGCTTGCCCGGGTGCGTCTTCGCCTTCTGAGCCGCATACTCCGGAGACAATGGTGCCCAGCCGCCGGAACCGTGGCTGCCCTCGGTGGCAAACTGTTGCTTCTCTGCGCCATAAAGGATGTCCTTGAACTCCTGCGACAGCCACAGCTCGCGGAAGCTCGTGGACTTCTCCACCATCTGGCCGAGCGTCCTGTTCAATTGCTCCTGGCCGGCAATGGACCAGGTGATGTTGAACATCCCCCCGCTGGGACCGGTCTTCATGTTGGTGAACATCGGCATCAGACTACCACTCGCTGGTGCGGGTGAATACCGGATCCCGCTCGGTTCCGGTGTCGTCCAGGTTAAACTCGCCGCTCGGCTCGCGTTCGTTCTGCGCCGCCAGGAAGTCGGTGGCCACCGGCGCGTCTGGCAGCTTCATCCTGCCTTCCTGCAGGTCCTTCAGCGCCGTGTTGAACTCCTCGCGGTATTCCTTCGCCCCCTCCGGGAAGCCCCCGACCCCAGCGCTGTAGGCCGCGAGCTCTACCCGGAACAGGGCATAGTTGACGTTGATTTCCTTCAAGATGTCCGCAGATTGCGTATAGGTGTCCACATCCACGGGTATGGTGTAGCCGATGGCGTCCAGTACACCGTTGATGCGGTGGAAGCCCTTGGTGATGAAGTTCTCCACCTGCGTGGTGGTGGGCTTTGTGGACGCCGAGAACGTGCGCTGCTGGTGCAGCGCCTGAACGTCGGAGGCCTCGCAGTATCCATCGGTACCTAGATCGATTGCCACGTCCGCGCTCCTTTAAGTCCAGTTCTGGCCCGGCGGCCGGTGGTAGACGATCCACACCTTTGGGCTTGTGCCGGTCAAGGTCGCGTAGCAGGCCGTATCGAACGCCACGCCGGGGCCCAGCGGGAAGGCGCCGTATTCACCGGCGGTCTTCACGCCATATCCCACAACCTCAGTGCCGCCGGCCGTGGCTTTGTTTGCCAGGGCAACGGTCATCGCGTCGGATCCGGCCTCGCACCCGATGGAATCCACAACTATGGGAAAGGCAGCAACGGCACCGCTTGCTTCGAGCAGTTTACAGGGCATGGCCTACTTCCCTCCTGTGGCCTTCGACTCCGCCTTGGGCTCGGCCTTCTCCGCCGGCTTCTCTCGCGGCTTGGGCGTCGGCACTTCGATCACCGTGCCCTGGGCGATCAGGCGATCGAGCTCCTCCTTGCCCATGTCGCCCGTATCAAACTCGTCACCCGGCTCATAGACCGCGCCATTACGCTGGATCTGTGTGCCGACCATGTAGACGATCTTGGCTGGCATTGCTGGCTGTCCTTTCTGGTGAGGGTGTGCAGCCTGCCGCCAGGCTGCTGGGAAACAAAACAGGCGGCAGGGTTAAAAGGAGTCGATAAACACCTTGATCGCGTAGTTTGCGAGATTCGACCACTCAAGGGCGCGGCCAACGTTCTTGCCCGTAGTCGCAGCAGCGTCAACAACGGCGTCGCCGCCGCTCGCAAGTTCAAGCATCGCGCCCGGAGTGGCGGTGGTCGAGTTGGCGTCCACGGTCCCCCTTACAGGCCCGTAAACGCAGATGTCGCCGATATCGTTATCCGCGATGGTTTCGACCGCTACCCCGGCGAAGTCGGTATTGGCTCCGTCGCTGGCCTTGACCGTCGCGAACCCGTAGCCGGTAGCTGTCACGTATTCGGCGCCGGATACGGCTGTGGCCGTTGCGCTGATGCTTGTGATCTTCGACCAATAGAGGGTTGACGAAGATGAAGTATTGAGCGTGTTGGTTCGTACCAGCGTGGACGACCCTGCGCCGGCCGTAAGTGACACGGCCACCGTCTGCGCAGCAGCGTAGGCGTCCAGGCCCACAACGGTCACGGTGTCGTAGTTGCCCGCTGTTCCGCTCACGGAGAGCACAAGGCTGATCTTCCCGCCGTTCACGGTTTCTGTGGAGCAGTTCTCCGTAATGGTCAGCGCTGCGCTTTTCTTGCACGCGGCCCCCACGACTCCTATGGTGGATCCGTTGTCCCACACACAGAAGTCTCCGGCCGCGATGCCCGATCCGCTGATGTTGTGAACGGACAGGCGCACCTGGCCGTCGGCCGATTCGTCGCCTCCTGTTGAGTCATACTTCCCGAAGTGTCTGCGTTCGGGCCGGTCGGCCAGAACGTAGACAGTGCCTATCGGGTATGTTGGCGATCCGATCGCGCCGCTGTCGGCGGTTACTGGCTCAATGCTTGCCCCG